GGGAATAAGACAACAGGTGAAAAGGCTGGTCTTATGTACACGATATATTCTCTGACAGAGTTGACACCAGCACAGGCACATGATATAGCTATGATGCAGCTTGAGTGGTTAAAGAGGGATCAAGTCTATGTTATCTAAACAGGAATGGGATGAACTGCAACAGTTATCCTACGATGTGATGCCAAAGTGGTGGTATGATAAAGAGCAACGTGATGCAAACTATGAAGCATACGTGAAAGGATGTGAAGAATGGCAAGAAAAGGAAAAGGAAAGAATAAAAGTTCTGTGGGGCAGTCCAACCGTGGACATGGAGTGAAGCGCAACCCCCATGCAAAGGTATTAGAACAATACCTGTACCGTAATCGCATCCTTCCCAATAAGAAGAAGGATGTTAAACCGGAGATTGAAGAATGAACATATTCTATCTGGACAAAGACCCAAAGACATGCACTGCGACAAGCATGTGGTCAAGATGGTCTTGGAATATGCACAGCTACTCAGCACGGCGCACCGTGTACTGGATGGCGACGAGTGGGCAGACAATGCACAGCTATACAAAGCAACGCACAAGAACCACCCGTCCGCTATCTGGGCCAGAGAGTCGGCAGGAAATTATTTCTGGTTGAATAAATTGTTTCAACAACTATGTAAGGAGTACACCAAACGGTATGGAAAAACACACGCCACCCAATTCAAACTGGGTAACAAGTTATGTGTATTACCAAACTCTTTGAACACAGGCTATGAGGGTCTGGAAACAGACTTTACAGAGCCACCACAGTGTATGCCTGACCACTGTAAGGTAGAGGGTGATGCCATCATGGGCTATCATAACTACTACATCAGGGAGAAGTCATACATGGCACGCTGGAACTTTACACCGGAGCCGATCTGGTATACTATTGGCATGGCTTGTGAAATGAAAGGAGCAGCATAATGAATGAGCAGCGTTTTAGAATTATCTCCAAAGAGGGTAGAAAATGGAAAGCCCAACACTTCGATGGGCAAATCACTTACCATAAAACAAAGGAAGCTGCTAAAAAATATAAGCACACTTTTGATCCATCACGGACTGTGGTGGCACCGCTTTGTGGTTACTTTTCAGAAGTAGATACAGATGAATGCATGGTATGATATAATAGAGGAGCAGAAAAATGAAAGTATTCGATCAGGTCTACGGCGAACTGACACTGCTACAACAGGAGGACAGAGACGACCTAGAAATAGCCGAGCAGTCTTTGATGGCGGCTATGGTTTTTACTATGACTAATGCACCGTCCGTACTGAACGGATTGTGCTTGATTTCCAACACGTTTAATGGTATACTTGCAGAGCAGACATTAAAAGATATCCAAATAAAAGGAGAGTAACGTGAATATTCCTGAGTTTAAAGACATCGAAGATGTACAGAAGTTTCTTCGCTATGGTGGTGATGAATGGTGCCGACCAATGGTGGAGGAGTACATGGAACTTATTGCCTTTGATACAAAGCCAGAAGAAATTGACATTGAAGAACTTAATGGCTGGCTAGAACATGAGCTTCAGTCTGTAACTGATGGATATATGGATTGGAACAATGAACACTATTGAAGCAGTAGAGGAGACACTGGAACTATTAAGCCAACTTCAGTTGAATGGTAGAGTAACTATGACTAACAGCGACAAAGTGTCGCAGTGTATACAACAACTAGAACAAATTCGTTTCAACCTAAAGATGAAAGAGAACCAAAATGTTTAACCATGATGTACTTAACTTTAATGTAGAGAAGTTTTCTCTTGGTGCGTTCAACCCTAACTTTGGAGGTGTAGATGGGGGAAAAATTGATCCCTCACTGGGTGTTGGTCTTCGCCGCACTGATAGCAAAGAACCAATAGCTATTGTGTCTGATAGCTATGAGCCTGTACAATATCTTGATATCGTGGAGAATCTTGAAGAGGCAATTAGTATGTCAGGTATTGATCTTGATGGGGCCGAGTTTCAAACCAATGTGATTGGTCATGGCGAACAGCTAGAACTTACTGCCAAGTTCAATGCCGAAGCTGCAACCATAGATGGAAAGAATGATACGGTCACGCCACAGTTCAAGTTCCGTACCAGCCACAACAGGACATGGGCTAACAACGGCATGATGGGATACTTCCGTTCCGCATGTTATAATACTCTGGTTGACGGTAACAAGCTGGCCTATGTCTATGGTCGTCACTCCAAGAACTTCTCTGTGCCTAGCTTTGCAAGCAAGATCAGGGCAGCATCGGACTATATCTCCAACGCTGGAATAAATAAGATGCACCGCTGGTATCAAACGCCTGTGTCCAGAGATCAGGCTGTCAATTTGTTTAGCCGCACACTGGCAAAGCGTCTTGATAACGTAACCAAAGCACAAGTGCCTAACAAGGTGATGCTGTCCAACCTGATGAAAACTTTTGACGAGGAGAACCGTCACTTGATTGGGCGTGGTAACTATGAGAAGTACGGAGAACGCACGGAAGGTACTCTCTGGACTGCGTATCAGGCAGCTACGGCATGGTCTACCCATGTGCCGAAGCCTAACACACGGGTCTTCCGTGAGGACAAGGTACGGAAGATGATGGACTCAACTCACTGGAAAGAACTGGAGCAAGCAGCATGACTGACCTACAAAATCTGAAGAAAATCAAATACATCTTGGAAGAAGAAGTCTTGAACAGGCTGTTTCGCAGTGGCGTCGAATGGGCAAATGTAAAAGAAGCTCTACTTGTTGTTGACAAGATGATAGAAACAAAGACCAAGAAACGTAAGACTATCAAGGCAGGTGTATCTGCTGCTAAGTCTGCTGCCCGGAAAGCACCAAAGAAGAAAGCACCTGAAATGTTTTCTTGGGAGTGGTGGATTTCATAATGGCAAAGAAGTCTGACAACAAGTACGACCCGACACAACATCGGATCAAGAAGCGTACATCAATAGGGGCGGGAAATCTATCCCGTCCCAACAACAAACACAAACGTCTAAGCTGGAAAAAATATAGAGGACAGGGACGATGAGTTATATAATTACACAGGCCCAGAAGGACGAGGTTAAAGATGTAGACGATATTGATTTAATGATAGACGAAGACCAAGAAGAAGTCTACACCTTTAACAGTTATGACGAGGCTTCGGCCTATCTAATGTGTCATGGCATCAGAGAATTATCTAGTGGTTTTCCTTTTAATATAAAAATAGAGAGACTCCAATGAACTACTTTAAAATTCTTATCTTTAATCTTATATTCTTTACTTTAATATCTATTTTTGCATCACAAGCAAGAGCAGATAGTCTTTCTTGTCTGGCCGAAGCGGTGTACTTTGAGGCAAGATCAGAACCATTTATAGCACAATTAGCTGTAGCTAATGTTATATTACAACGAGTATCGTCTGACAGGTTTCCGAATGATGTGTGTTCAGTTGTTCATCAGGGCAGAACATGGAAGGGTAAACCTGTACGCCACAAGTGTCACTTCTCTTATTGGTGTGATGGTAAGCCTGAAACCATAGCTAATGTAGATGCTTACAATGAAGCAGTCAGCGCAGCAGAACTAGCTATGCAGGGAGTTATCCTTGCTCATACAGATGGAGCAACACACTACCATGCCTCGTATGTTGTACCATATTGGGCTTTGGATGATAGGTTTTCAGTGATAGGACAGATAGGAAGACATGTATTTTATATGGACAATACCCATTAAAGGGAGTATGATATGGTCATATCAAATGAAATAACCTTACAAAGACGGCATATAACTAAACTTAAAAGTAGGGTGGAAGAGCAGGAAAAAATTATAGATGAACTAAGAAAAGAATTAGCAAAAGAAAAACAAACAAATGCTAACACTGGATGGGTAGAACACGATGACAAAAGTTTATGACCTTGATTGGCATCGTCTACAAAAAGAAGACATTCTTAGAAAATCATTAGGATATAACAAAGAGTTATGGAGTCTTATGAAAGAGTCAGGCTACGATGTTAATTCCTTTGAAAGCAGAGAAGAATTTTTTAAAGATTTAGAGGACTCAGATTAACATGGCAAAGAACTTGTGGCAGAAAGAACGTAGTGGAATACTACGTGAGCTTATCAGGGAGTACGTTGATGACGGCTATTCTTATAGAGAAGCAAAAAAGTTTGCAAAGAAAGAGGCAGATAATATTATGGAAGACAAGGTGTCTTTTGTAAATGAACTATGGGAAGATAGCTTCGATGACAGTTGAACTCATTGATCATATGGGTAGTGATCTATCTGTTGTTAACGCAGCAAGGGTAAGCTTTAACAAGGAAAGTAAGAAGCTATCCAGTAGTGACACTAGCCTTATAAAATATCTGGCAAAGCATAATCATTGGACTCCCTTTGGTCACGCCTCTGCACAGTTCAGGATCAAAGCACCTGTGTTTGTAGCACGACAGCTTATCAAACATCAGATTGGTCTGGTCTGGAATGAGGTGAGCCGTAGGTATGTCAAGACAGAGCCGGAGTTCTGGAAGCCTGACTACTGGAGGCAGGGGTCAAACGATGTTAAGCAAGGATCACTCAGAAAGAAAGTGGCATCACAAACTGTGATGGATCATATGTTCTCTGATGCGGAGCGTCACTGCGCTGATGCTTACAAGGCTATGCTTGAATCGGGTGTCTGTGCTGAACAAGCCAGAGCTATACTGCCACAAAGTATGTTGACAGAATGGTACTGGTCTGGTACACTTATGGCGTTTGCACGGGTATATAGTTTACGCACCACCAGAGATGCACAACTGGAAACAAGTAGTGTAGTTAAAGAAATAGGTACACATATGGAGGAGTTATTCCCCGAATCATGGAAAGCATTATGTGGAAGTTAGTATTAAAAAAGGAGTTTGGAAATGTGGTTGTTAAGAATTTTCGCACAAAGAAAGAAGCGGAAGAAGAATTACAAAGCAGGGCCAACCTCACTAAGCATCTTACCGGACAATCTACAAGAGGAGTTTATGAAATCCAAAAAGGATAGAGACATGCAAGTTCTTATTGAAGTATACAAACCAAATGAAAGGGGAGGAATCCAGACGGCATTTAAAGCTGGATGGCGTGGCCTTGAAAGGGTTGACCAGATCGAAACACTTATATCATTAGAGAGGGAGTTAGCTGCACAAAGAAAAGAAATATCTTCTGAGCTTTATCAACATAGCAAAGGTAAATGGTAAACTTAATTGAGTCTTAGTAGTAGAGTTTCTACGAAACTACTAAGGCTCAATTAATATGGAGAAGTTTATGGAACTTAAAACACACCAGCCCTGTCCCGACTGTGGTTCGTCAGATGCACTGGCATACTACGAGTGGGGAACTAAATGTTTTAGTTGTGATGAAACCAAGCCTTACAGAAACGGAGAAAGAATGAATAGCCAACCAAAACAGGTCGTTAAAATGCACGATGAAAACCCATCCTCTTTTATTTTCTCAGCAATTCCTGATCGAAAGATCAGCTTGGATACCTGTAAGAAGTATGGAGTATATGTTACCAAGAACGGCACTATGATAGACAAGCACATGTACAGGTACTACGATGATAAGGGCAACCATGTTGCATCGAAGTTCCGTCGCACCAGCGACAAGCAGTTCTGGTCTGAAGGCAACCTCTCTCAGTGCGGGTTGTTTGGTCAGAATATCTTTGGTCAGACAGGAAAGTTTATTACTATTTGTGAGGGCGAACTGGATGCCATGAGTGCCTTTGAACTGATGGGATCGAAATGGCCTTCGGTGTCTATCAAGAATGGCGCACAGTCAGCCGTCAAGAATTGCCAGCAATCGTTGGAGTATCTTAACAAGTTTGATACCGTTGTTCTCTGCTTTGACAACGACCAACAGGGCAAGGATGCAGCACAAGAGGTTGCTAAACTGTTTGAGCCTAACAAGTGTAAGATTATGGAGCTTGAACTGAAAGATGCCAATGAGTATCTGAAGACAGGGCAACGTGAGAAATTTACTCAGGCATGGTGGAGCGCACGTACCTACACACCAGCAGGTATAATTAACCTTGCCGATCTTGGCCGCAGCCTGTACGATGAAACACACAACGAGACTTGTCCCTACCCGTGGTCTGGTATGAACGACAAGACCTATGGTATGCGTACCGGAGAGCTTGTCACGTTTACCTCTGGCGCTGGCATGGGCAAGTCAAGTATCATGCGTGAACTAATGTATCATATCATGCACAACACAGAAGATAACATTGGTGTGCTTGCTATGGAGGAGAACACGAAGCAGACTGCCTTCAACCTTATGAGTGTCGAGGCCAACGCCCGACTATACATCAAGGAGGTTCGCAAACAGTACACGCAAGAACAGTTGGATGCTTGGCAAGCCAAGACGATTGACTCAGGCAGGTTCTTTGCCTTCGATCACTTTGGCAGCATGGACAACGACGAGATTCTTGGGCGTGTACGATACATGGCAAAGGCTCTTAACTGCAAGTGGGTCTTCCTTGATCACCTGTCTATCCTTGTCTCTGGTCAGGAAGACAACGGCGACGAACGCAAGTCCATTGATATTCTGATGACCAAGCTTCGCTCCCTTGTGGAGGAGACAGGCATTGCCCTGCTGCTGGTCAGCCATCTGCGTAGGCCATCAGGTGATAACGGCCATGAGAATGGGCGTGAGGTTACGCTATCACATCTGCGTGGCTCTGCTTCCATTGCCC